TTTTAAGGCTATGGACGACGAGGCGTTGTCACAAGCTAAAGAGGCAACCTCAGCTCTAGCCACTTATGTGCAGGGCAAAATTAAATCCGCAGCTAGTACGAAAACGCGTAACCTCGTTGACAATCGCGTTGCTGACGGCTCGAAAGTGTCTAAGTCATCAAAAATTGGTGAAATCAGTTTTGGTTATGCCTCACAAAAATTAAGCGGTGGCGCAACGACTCAGCAAATCTGGGGCGGCGTTGAGTTTGGGTCAAACAAATACAAGCAATTCCCAGTGTGGTCAGGTCGAGAAGGTCGAGGCTCACGCGGTTGGTTTATTTATCCAACTTTGCGAGCTGCACAACCTGAGATCATTAAGCAGTGGGAACAGTCATTTGAGAAAATAGTTAAGAGGTACAACTAATGGCTGGGAGTCGTACCCTTAAACTTTCCATACTTGGAGACGTTGATAACCTCAACAAATCGCTGAAATCTGCGACACAGGACGTCGAGACTTTCGGCGACAAAATGGGCAAGGTTGGCAAGGTTATTGGTGCAGCCTTTGTTGCTGCTGCTGCCGCTGCTGGTGCTTATGCCGTCAAAATAGGCATTGAAGGCGTCAAAGCCGCCATTGCTGACGAGAAGGCACAGACACAGTTAGCCTTAGCCTTACAAAACGCCACAGGGGCAACCAACGCCCAAATCAAGGCTACTGAACAATCAATTTTGCAAATGTCACTTGCAACTGGTGTTGCTGACGACAACCTACGCCCAGCACTGGGACGTTTGGTGCGATCAACTGGGGACACTGCCAAAGCGCAGGAACTATTAGCACTAGCACTAGACATTTCGGCATCAACAGGCAAACCGCTTGAAGCGGTGGCAAATGGATTGGGTCGCGCATTTGACGGAAACACGTCGGCACTAGGCAAGTTAGAAATTGGTTTAGACAGAGCACAATTGAAAACAATGTCATTTGAGGACGCACAAGCAACTCTTTCAAACTTGTTTGGTGGCGCAGCCGCTGCAAACGCTGACACTTATGCAGGGCGTATTGCGCGCATGCAAATTGCATTTGACGAAGCCAAAGAAACAATTGGGTTTGCATTGTTGCCAATCTTGGAAAAGGTTATTAACTTCATCAACGCAAATGCCCTGCCAGTAATCAATGCATTTTCTGACGCGTTCAGTTTAAAAGGTGGCGGGCTTGGTGGTGCAATCACAACGTTTGGCAATCTTGTTGTTTCAGTATTTACGCCGATTATCAACGGCATAATCAAAGCATTTGGTTCAGTCAAAAACGCAATTGGCGAAAACTTAGAAACCTTCACAACATTTGGCAAACTGATCGCAACCTACGTTGCACCAGTGATTGGCACGGTTTTGGGTGGGGCATTACAGGTTGCAGGCAAGATTGCTGGCGGTGTCATTGACGTCATTGCTGGTGTTGTCAAAATTTTGAACGGCTTAATTCAAGGCGCAGTTGCTGGAATTAACGCCTTGATTAGTGCCTACAATGCAATTCCATTTTTGCCCAACGTGTCAAAACTTGCAGTGCCAACGGTTAGCGTGCCAACAATTCAAACACCTTCGGTTTCAACTGCTATTCCAAAAATTCCAAGTATTCCCGTACCGTCAACCAGTAGCGGTTCAAGCAGTGGCGTCAAAGCCGCCGTCAAAACTAGCGCAGCAGCTGCGGTTGTATCAGAAAACCTTGCGGCAAATCCTAACGCAGGCAATTACGCTTCAAGTGGTTTTCCTGGTTCAGATTTAGGCATGGGTACAAACATCACCGTTAACGTCAGCGGGGCAATTGATAAAGAGGGAACTGCCCGCACAATTGTCGAAACCTTGAACAATAGTTTCTACCGTGGCACGGGCGGTGCTGGTGCATTGGTTAACGCATGACGCAGTGGACGCCTGTTTGGCTTGTTGAAATAGACGGCGTTGCTTACACCGACGCTGTTTTGGCTAATTTAACAATTCAGTCAGGCAGAACAAACATTTATGAGCAGGCACAAGCTGGCTATGTCAATTTACAGCTAATCGATCTTGCGCAAACAACAATACCTGTAAGCATTAATAGCAGCATTTCAGTGCAGGTTCAGGACACATCAGCGGCGTATGTTCCCATTTTTGGCGGCACAGTTGTTGACATTGGCATTGAGGTGCGAGACGTGGGCAGCACAATGTTCACCCAGACATACAGCATCACAGCGTTGGGTGCGTTGTCTCGTTTGCCTAAAGCATTGACAAATGGCGTATTGTCCAAAGATTTTGACGGCGATCAAATTTGGGAAATTTTGTCAGCTTTATTGCTCAACACTTGGGCAGAAGTGCCCGCAGCTGAAACTTGGGCAGATTATGACCCAACAACAACATGGGCACTAGCTGAAAACGTTGGGCTGGGTGAGATCGACCGCCCTGGTGATTATGAGTTAGCAGCACGCAGCAGTGATCGAACAGATGTGTACAGCCTTGTTTCGGCATTGGCGACCTCTGGTCTTGGCTACATTTACGAGGACGCGTTTGGTCGCATTTCATACGCCAGTGCATTGCACCGCAGCTTATATTTGCAAAGTAACGGCTATGTCCAACTCACAGCCAACCAAGCGCGTGCAGCAGGTCTGCGCGTTGAAACGCGAGCAGGCGACGTGCGAAACAATGTCACAATCAAATACAACGCAACTAGCAGTGCAGAGCAAAGTGCAAGCGACGCAGACTCAATTTTGCAATACGGCACGTTGGCTCAAATCATTTCGACAACCTTGCATAATTCAGCTGATGCAACCCAGCAAGCCAATTTCTACCTTGCATTGCGTAAAACACCGCAAGCAATTTTTAGCAAGATTACATTTGACCTGACAAACCCAGAGTTAGACGACAGCGACCGAGACAACCTCATTGGCGTCTTTATGGGTGAGGCAGTGGCGATCAATGATTTGCCAGCAAATATGGGCGGTATCTTTCAGGGTTTTGTCGAGGGCTGGTCATTTCAGGCGTCATACAATCAGCTTGCAATTAGCCTAAACATTTCACCCGTGGCGTATTCATTACAGGCATTGGAGTGGGAAGAAATCTCAGCCGCATTTACTTGGTCAAGCGTGTCGCCGACACTTGACTGGGCGCGTGCGACAATAGTGGTCTGATAAGGAGAAAAAATGACAAACCCGACAAGCAATTTTAACTGGCAAATGCCAACAGCGAGTGATTTGGTCACGGACTTACCAGCTGACTTTGAGGTATTTGGACAAGCTGTTGACACATCATTAGCTGATCTTAAAGGCGGCACAACTGGTCAGGTGCTTTCAAAGGCGTCCAACACAAATATGGATTTCACATGGGTGACAACTGACGACGCAAACGCTATTCAAAACGCAATTGTTGACGCTAAAGGCGATTTAATTGCAGCGACTGCCAATGACACGCCCGCGCGCTTAGCGGTTGGATCTAACGGCGATACTCTAGTTGCAGACTCAACAGCAAGCACAGGACTGCGATGGAGTGCTAAGCCCGCTTCAAGCAATCCTGTAATTAACTCAGCTTTCAATGTGTGGCAGCGTGGCACTACAATTTCACTAGGTGCAAGCACTTCCGCTGCAAATGGATTTTTGGCAGACCGTTGGCAGACAACAACAAGTGCAGCGCAAGCATCAACAATTACACGGCAAGCAACAGGTGACACAACAAACTTACCTTTTATACAGTACGCGTTGCGTTATCAAAGAAATTCTGGTCAAACGGGAACTGCTTTAAGTGGTTTTTACCAAAGTTTTGAAACAGTAAATTCAATTCCTTTTGTTGGCAAAACAATTACATTGTCTTTTTATGCGCGTTCTGGTGCTGATTTTTCTCCAACATCTGATGCTATTGCAGCGCGTGTTTATTCAGGAACTGGAACAGATCAATCGATATTTTCTTACACAGGTTCAGCAAGCGTGATCAATGAAACTAAGAATTTAACAGCAACGTGGCAGCGTTTTACTGTTACATCTGCCGCGCCTGTTGCCACAACGGCAACCGAGTTGGCAATTGGTTTTGAGTGGACACCAGTAGGAACAGCAGGCGCAGCAGATTACTTCGAGGTAACTGCTGTGCAATTAGATATTGGGAACGTGGCACTGCCGTACCGCGCTGCTGGAGTTTCTTACGAGCAAGAACTGGCTATGTGTCAGCGTTACTACTGGCGTTGGGGCGCACAGGTAACAGGTGGCAATCCTATGATGCTTCCTTTTGGAACTGCACAATCAACTACAAACCTTGTTGTCTCTGTTCCAATAAAACAAACTATGCGAACAACACCAACATTGGTTGATTACGGCGGAACTTTTACTCTATACGACGGCGGTTCAGCAATAACAGGCGGCGCAATTACTCTTTCTAATGCGTCGCAAGATTATTTCTTGCTTTCAATTGCTGCAACTGGTTTGACACAATATCGACCTTATTCAGCATATTCAGGTGCAACAAATGCCTATCTTGGCATTAGTGCAGAACTTTAGGAGATGACATGGACAAAGTAACTTTTGTAAAAGTAGCAGGAATTGACGGCGTAGAAGTAGAACACGCAATTATTGATAGAGGCAACGGAGAATTCACTTCAATGCTGAAATCTATTTACGACGCACGACAGGCGGAATTGGGTGAGTAACTATCCGCAAGGCACGTCAGCCGCATTGATTGAAGCCGCAAAGGCTGAAATTGGCACGATTGAAGAAGGCGACAACCTGACCAAGTACGGCAAATTTACAAAGGCTGACGGTTTGCCGTGGTGCGGTTCATTTGTTAATTGGTGCGCTGCACAAGCAGGCGTCAAAATTCATTCAGTTGTTGGCACTGCAATTGGTGCGCATAAGTTTAAAGAAACAAACCGTTGGTCAAACATGCCGCAGTTAGGTTATTTGGCTTTCATGGATTTTCCACATGACGGCGTTGACCGCATTTCACACATTGGAATTGTTGTCGGACTGATTGACACAAAGACATGTTTGACCATTGAAGGCAATACGTCTGGGACAGGCGATCAACGCAATGGTGGCATGGTTATGGTCAAGGT